AGTAATGCTAAAGCGCCTGTAATCGCTGCGATATTTGATGCAAGAAATTTACCAGTCGCTATTGCGGCTCTTTGTGTAAGTGTATATTTTTTAAGTGTTGCATCAGCAATACCATTAGCTTTAATAAAAGCTATTAAACCTTGTTCTGCACTAAGTGCAGCAATTTTTAATGAAAGAAGTCCGGGAACAACAAATCCTAAGCCGGCACCTAAAGCTCCAAGTGTACCTACAACTAACATCGTTCCTTTAGATAAACCTTCTGCTTTTTTCTCTGAATCCGTCATAGATTCAGCAAGTCCTGTCATACCAGCAAGAACATTCTTAAGTGCTGGTAGGAAGTAATTACCCATTTCTATTCTTAATTCTGCAAAAGCATTTTTCATTAACTTAGTTTGTGACTTAGCTGTCTCGAATCGTTTATTTGCTTCGTCTTGTAACGCTATATTTAAATCGTAAGCTATATTTGCTGTGTTAAGAGTGTCTGTTAAAAGGTCTCCTGCCTCTGCAACTGCAAGTAAAGCACGAATAGTTCTCTGTTGTTTTAGACCTAAATCTTCAAGGATTTGAACTACATTTCTTCCTGCTTCTCCTGCTGAAGATAATCCAATCAAGAAAGCGTTCAAGGCTTGCGCAGGATTTTGTTTTGCTAATTCTGCAAATGCCTCATTACTCATACCTGTGACTTGAGCAAATGTAGTTAACTCTTTAGTACCACCTTGTAATGCAATTGTAATAGCTTGGAAAACACGAGCCATAGCAGTACCACCAGCTTGTGATTGAACACCGACTGCTTGTAGAGCAGTAGCAATTGCTAAAGTATCCGCAACTGTGGCTCCAGCTACTTTAGCACCTGCTGCTAATCGTAATGATGTAGAAAGTATTTCATCTTCAAGAGCTGCGAAGTTGTTACCTAAGTCAACTAATGAGGAAGCTAGGTTATCAACTGATGTCTCTGGAAGTTGAAAAATAGTTTGAAGCCTTGCTAAAGACAAAGCTGCTGTTTCTGTTGAGAGTCGAGTTGCTACACCTAACTTAGCAATTGTGTCTATAAATACAGGAAGACCGGTAGTAGAAACACCTAACTGTCCACCAAGCTCACCAATTTGATTTAATTGAGCTGTTGCAATAGGAATATCTGTTGCAAGTTTTCTGATAGATACAGATAAGTCAGCAAACTCTTTTTCAGAAGCATCTACTGTTTTCTTAATACCAGCAAATGAATCTTCAAACTTAGAAGCAGCTCCAACTGTAAGAGCCATAGCTGCACCTAAACCTGCAATAACACCTATGGCGGCACCACCAGCCATAGCGCCCATAGCTCTACCTGTACTAGAGTAGAACTGAGCAACCTGCTTTTGCATGTTACTAAGTTGCTTTTTAACTTTATCATTAGCGTTATCAAGGTCAACCTTGACCGATAACTCTATTGGGGCTACACCAGATGAGCTTCTTTTAGCCAAAACTACCTCCGGTATCACCCATGAACTCGTCTAATGAAATTCTATTTCTCATCCTATTATTTCTCTTATGTTGTTTACGCAGAGCTTCTCTAGCTGCAACGCTCTCTGCTCTGTCTTTTTGTACTAGCTTTCCTTCTTCTGTTACTTCTAATTGCCTACTCGAAAGTATTCTAAAAAATATTGAATCCTCTTGAGGCAAGTATGCAACAAGTCTAAGGAATTTATGCCAGCGTTCATTAAGCGGCTCTTGTATTTGATAAAAGCGTAAAAAATCTGCTTCTAACGGACCCCAAAGGTCAATTATGTCTTCGTAGGTCCAACTTATTTTGGGGAGTCGTCTTCTCCCGATTCATCTTCAACTTCTCCTGCAACATCATCTGTTGCACCTTGAAGACCGTATTCTTCTAATAAATACACTAATAAGTCATTCATTTGGTCCCAAGTCATTCCGTCTTCTAACATTTGGTCAAAATTTTCTTGACCTACTAAAGACGCTATCCAGTCTGGAAGGTACTCCATTGGGACTGTAGATTCATTTGCGTATCTCATCTGAGCAAGAACCGTTCTAGCAGGTAAAGTAGCCGGTAAATCGTATGTTTTTCCAGCTACTTTAATCTGCAATTTTTCGTCTGCTTCGGCTTTATAAGCCTCGTCAAAGTCTTTTACCACTTCGTATATCTCCTATCTATTAATTAACAATTTAGTTAATATCTAATTCGTCACTGTCGTTTCTATTTTCGACAACTACATACAAGTAGTAGTTACCACTTGCGTCTGAACCAACATTTAATCCAGTAGATTCTGGAACTAACAATTTAAACTCAGTAGCCAAAGTAACTTTAGCTGGAGCTTTTTGGTGAGCCATTGCGAATGAACCTGTGTTCACTGTTCTAGGCATCCAAAATTGTCTGTCAGAACCTGCTTGACCGTCAGCATGCAAAACTAATGCATACTCGGTAAAGCTATCTGATGTTGGAGGGGTGAATGTATGGTATCCGCTTACGGAAGTACCAGCAGCACCGGAAGCACCAGCTCCGAGTTCACCGGATTGTGTGCTACCGCCACCCATAGCAACTTGAAAGTTGGTAAGGGAAGCTTGTGCTAATTCACCTGTTAATCTAACTTCTTGTGCTGATTTTAGAGTTTTAATTGGGTCTAATTCTTCAGCGACCATGACATCTTCAAAAGTTTTATCAACTTCTAATGTCCAGCCATCTTCAGAATATCCAACTTCATCCCAAGGCACTGTCATTCCTGTCGGATTATCAAAGTTATTTGAATCATCACCCGGGAATGCCAAGCTAGCTGTAGATGCGTCTTTAATATAGAGAACACCAGTACCAATTAATACTTCACTAATCGTACCTGTTGTACTATATGACATTTCTGTCTCCTATTTATCTAGTCTTATACTTAATCAGCAGAGCTCTGCCGACTCAATAAAGAGTCGAATCTGCTTTGTCGTTATTCTTCTTCAGCTATAAAGAAGTCTTCCACTACCTCTTCTGTAGGTTCATTGTCTTCCTCTACAGGAGAGTCATCTAGTTCTTCCTCATCAGCAATCAAAACAGAAACTTTTGTTTTTCCCTGTTTATATTTTGCGTCTTTGAGGCGCTCCCAAATGTCCGCATCAACTTCCACCCAATCATTGTGGTTAAATACAATGCCAGAGACAGTGTCTCTAACTGTTGATTTATCCAACAACAAAGGATTTACTTTAACTTTTATCTTCATTAATCTAGTCCTCGATAATACATACTTAATGATAGCTGATAATGTCCCAATCCCGTGTCAGTCTCTTCGACACGACTAGGCATTTCAACAATGTCAAAACCATAAATTACAGCTTTAGTAGATGTAGTAGGAGTATGAACTAATGTTTTTGCTGTTTTGAAAGCTGATTCTGCAACAGCATTTGCTAATTCGTATGCTTGTGAATAGTTAGGCTGTGATGTAGAACCTGTTCCCCATCTTCCTGCATAACAATTTACTTGAATACTTACATTTCCAATTGCAGCGTCTCCTCCGGGTGAAACCATAGTTCCGCCTGCAACAAAGAATGTTAAAAAAGGTAGTGTAGCGTTTCGAGGTAATCTTGTAGCTACTCTAGTAGAGCAAACATCAGTAATTGTTGTATTGTTTATAGCCCATTCACGAAATATAATTTCCGCGTCTGGTGGAAACTTTTGTGATTCCGGATGTCTTACACCTATCTTTTTTATACCCATGGTAAGCAGATTATATCATTGAATTTAGAAGTTACCGATTTCTTTCATTAGCTCTTCAATGTCTAATTGTGTAAATATATCTTTTGCTAACTTCTCTTGTTTCTGCCTATCTATCTGTCTTTGTTTGTTACCACCAACAGTTCCGCTTTTTCTTCTTAGCTTAACTGTAGCTCTTCTACCGCCCGGAGTAAATTTAACACTAAAATCATAAACTTTATCAAGATATTCTTTTCTTCTTTGTAGGTTAGAAACATCTCCCTGCGCTATGTTGTATGCCCTAAACAAGTTGACATATCTTGCAGCGTCAGCCAAATTCTCTTCATCACTAAATTTACTTCTGCCCGGCATTTTTTTAATTGCTTTTGCAATTTCACTTGTGACTGGGTCTTTTGAAGGGTCATTAAGTTTGCTTAGGTTTCTACCTTCGTATCCTTTAGTATTACCACCTCGTCTTACATAAATATCTGCTGCTTTTTTCAAGACAGGAGCGCTATCTTGTTTTCTAGTTCTAAAAGCAAATGAATACTGAAAATCTTCTGGAACAATTTTAACTCCTATTGCATCTGCTAGTTCTTGAGAATAAAAACCACCATGAGCTAATTCCGTTCTTGGACCCGGTATCTTCTGTTCCATAAAGCTTAAAACATTAGCACCTTGACCTCTGTTTAACTGTGTTTTTTCTCTAAAAGCTTCTCTGACAGCTGCTTTCTTAGTAAATCTTGCAGCATATCCCATTCTTTTTGCTTTAACTTTTTCTATGTCTCTTCTAGCAAGTTTCATCCATTCGGCGTAATACATTGAGCCGGGTGATGTTAATTTAGCTTGTTGCATAGTAGTCATTTTAGCCGCAGAACGAGCGGCTTTTTCAGCAGCTCTGTGGATAAAGAATGTAGGTTGTATGTAATGATTGTCCGGCATATAGTATTCTGTATTTTTATTTTTAAGAAAGTCTCCTATATCCATTTCTTTCATTTTTGCTTTCTTAGTTCTGTTATCTAAGTTATTTAAGAATGTTGCAAACTTAGGGTCTCCAGAAGCATCTCTGTTAAGTGCATGCTTACCTTTTCTTTTAGCTGGATAAAATACTGGTATATCTCCACCATACTCAACTGCCCATATCCATGGGAAGCCTCGCATAGAACCTCCTACTTCAACACTGCCTCTAAAGAAATGGTCAACTTTAGTTCCTTTAGTTGCACGCATATTGTTTAAGTTAAAGCTGTTATGTAAAAACATCCTAGCTTGACCCGGCTGACTAAAACCAAAAACATCTCTAAATATTTTTTTACCATTTTCTCTGTAAGCAATACCAAGTTTATTAAACGCATCTTGATTGTTCATTAACGAAGTGTCTATGCCTTTTTGCTCAAACTTCTTAGATGTACCTACATGATATTGACCAGTTGATACATCTGGAGCCATTGCTAACATATTTCTATAAGCAGTAAGCAAAACTTTTTGAGCTTCTCGCTGTATGTTTTTATCATTTCTAATTTTAAAGTTTATTGCTTTTCCGTTAACTTTTGCTTGTGTAGATACTTTAGCAGTAACGCCTTTAATAAAGTTATCAATAGGATTTGCTTTACTTAATTGCTTACCAAGCATAACACGGAAAGCACGACCTGCTAAAGGACCGAATGTTGCTCCCATACCAAATTGTCCTAAAGGTCTAGCTGCTAAATCGATTGCCCTACCAGATATAGAACCAGAAATAATACGGCCACCTCTTTGAATACCTCTAGCTAAAAAACCTTGAGAGCCTTGTTCTCCTCTTCTTCTAAAGGTATCGAAGTTACCAATCCAACGAGCTACTGGATATGCTAAGTTTCTTTGATTAGCTAGTGTTTGCCCTAAATTTGTTCCTGCTATACCGGGAACAACACGAGCAGTACCAGCAAACTTACCAAACTTGTATAAGTTATTTCTGAATATTTCTGGACCACTAGGGCCTTTGTCTTGTCCCCTGTCGCCAGTGAAACCAGAGTTATATGCAACACCCATTACTTAGCTACGAATGTCAATAACCTCTTATAACACTCAACTCCGTATCTATCTAAAACTGGTTGCACCATTGTAATTTCGTGATAGTCACTTCCTCTGACTAACCTGTCTCCCGGTGTTACAGATACTCCTTTTTCAACATAAACCATAAAAGATTCTGTTGTAGTGTTTCTTCCATCCCTATCTTCTTCTGCGCCTTGTGATTCAAATTTACATTTAACATTGGTATATGTATTATCCCAACTATCACTAGGCAAACCTCGTTCATCAACATTTGTATCTGATACAGTTTGAATTGTTGCAGTCTCTGGTAAAAATTTTTGTCTTAACGGCATACACGAATTTTACATCATGAATTTACAAAAATTGGTTAAGTAGGTCTCCCATCATAGATTCTTTGTAAATAATACTGTAAACAAGACTGTTCTTACCTAATAAGTGAGGATTATGTCCTAGTTGCTGACTATAATCTTTTATAATAGAAATATTCTCTAAAACCATAGAATCATATAGTCGTAGCATTTTATCAAAATCTTTAGACCACCTAGCAGAAGTATCTGGATTAAATATAACAAATGGTCTAAAACCACTAAGCAATATGTAAAATACAGCGTCATGTAATTTGTAATCTAACTTTTTGTCTAGTATCTGAAAGTGATAATCTTTTTGTTTATACTTTGTAGTAAGCCCCAAACTATTCAAACTACCTCGTTTGTTTGGCCACAATTCTTGCGTTTTAAAATTTATATAGTCATACAAGTAAAGAATGTCTTTAACTAGTGTCGAGTACTGCATAAACGATTTAGGATTTTCTAAATACATATCTTTTATCTTTTGTTTATTCCAATATGACTCTGTAGGTTGATTATTTACATCTGCGTCATAGTGGTTATTTCTTAACACATTAATCATGCACAAAACTTCTTCTGCATCAATTGTGTCTTTGTAGTCTGTTTCATCTATGATTTCTTGAAGCCAAAATAGTTCTTTTTTAGATAAGTCTATTTTTTTATCTACAGCTAGTTTTGCATCTAAACTTTGAACATACTCATCTGATAAAGATACATCGGCTAATACATGAAACTCTACTTTAACAAATGAATGTTTAGATATTTCTTCTAATGTCAATTTGTTTATTGTTTGATATAAATTTGCACCATCAATAATGCCTTCGTGTGTTAAATCTTTTACTTGGAATATTATTCTTTTGGAACTATCTGAGATTTCTAAATTCCTACACAATATTTTTAAACCTTGTGATTTAAGATGAAAAGTTCCTCTTTCGCCAAATTCTTGTTTTATATTTTTAGTTATATTGTTTTTGACTTTATCGTTTACATCTACAATATTGCAATTTGGATGTATAGGTATAATTTGTTGTAAAGAAGGTCTTGTATTTAATAATTCTCTAACAGGAACATAAGCAGTTATTAAATAGTTCTTATCTATTATAGGGTCTTCTAAAACAGCGTAATTAGAATAATGTAGAAAATAAGTATTTATACCAGATACTACTTCAGAAGTTCCTTCGTCTTTTACCATCTGTATTTTACTTTCTTTGCTCTATTAAAGGACCTAAAAGATTTCTCTGTTAAATTACTAGGGTCTTTTTCCCACTCAACATCAACAGGAGTTTCAAACATAACATTTTTTGCAATTTGTCTTTTGCATACTACATTGTCTTTAGGACATAAAATTTCTGGGTCATCTGTAATTTTATGTGTAATCTCATAACTTGTTTCACAAGCTAAACACTTGTAATCATATCTAGGCATTGTGTTTTCTCGCTTGTCTTCTCATTTTTCTTTTTTGTGCAGTATGACAATCTTTGCAAAAAATTCTTAACTTATCTTTAGTATTAGGGTTTTTAGAGAAGTCTTTGTGTGGTTTATCTTTCTTACAATAAAGACAAAACTTTGTTTTTACATCTTTTACATTTTCTTTTATTGCTTTGATTGCAGTTACACATACCTTACAAAAGCGTGAATACCCGTCAATAAATTTTTGATTTCTTGAATATTCTGATACTTCTTTCCATTCTTTACAATATCTACATTCTTTTTCTATCGGGTCTTTAAGAAGTTTACCAGCTTGTTTTTGGGCTTCTTGAACTTTTTCTAGTAAACCATCTTCTTCTTCTATCCAAGTTTTAAACTTTTCTAAACCAATAGGTTGACCTTCATAAGTTCTTGGAGTAGTTAGCCCACCTCTACCTGTACGAATAATATCTAAAATAGCTTCTGCTGTTTCTTCATTGTAAGCACCGCGTTGTGGAACACCGGATTCTATTCTTAATTGTCTAACTCTTTCATGCGTCACTCCCCATTCATCCGCCCATGTTTGTAACATTTTGTTTGGGTCTGACAGAAAGAGCTCCCTAGCTTCCTCTAGGGAAGGAGCTTTTCTATGTACCATATCTTAATTATACAAAGAATCTTGAACGAAAGGGGTTTAATATAGCCATATCTGCTGTTGTTAAAACAGGAGTTAAGCTTTGTATAACAACATCACCATAGGCGACATCATAATCCCCAATTCTTTCAGTAATTGCGACATCAAAACTTGATGTAGAAGTGTTGTCAGCTAAGTGAGAGCCTACCTCTCCAGAATCTGCTTTAGCTGATATTTGCAAAGCAGTCATTACCATTCTTGAAACTGCTTTAGCTGATGTAAATTTTATTGCGTCTGGTATGTCTGATGAAGCATAACCACCTACATAAGTAACTGAAATGTTTTTAGGTTTGATAGCAGACCAACGAAGTCCTATTCTTCTTAGTCTTCCATTATCGTAATAAACATAATCATCTTCATTACCCTGTGTAAGTGTATTACCATCTTCGGTAAGAGTTGTAATTGATGCTATTGGAACATGACGAAGAAACAAATCTTGTTGTTCGTTTCCGTCAAAAGTTTCTGTATGTGTTGCTTGTTCAACATCATATCCAAGAAACCTTTTTATAGCAGCATCAACATACGGTATAAATTGATTAGTACATGATGTTTCTAACGAGGAGTTTAAATCTATTTGTAAAAACTGCTCTACATCACTAGCGCTACAAAGAGCCATCTAGGACTCCTTTATTTATCTTCGGCTGGTTTGACAGCTTTGGTTTCGACTTTTTTCTTAGGTGCTGCTTTTTTTGCAGGAGCTTTTTTAGCAGGAGCTTTCTTCTTTGCAGAAGAATCTTTCCAACCTTGCTCTTTTAACCACTTCTTAGATACTTCTTTTCCTGCTTGTGCAATTTTAGAAGCACCAGATTTAGGTAGTTCTGCTAGTGAACCCTCGAAGAAGGAACCGTCCTTCATCTTCCAAATTGTCTTCTCTGGTTTAATAATATCTGACATAATAAATGTATTCTACCTTATAAAAAGAAGAAAGCCGGTTTAACCCGGCTCTCTTCAAATATCCAACTAACAGATATTACATATTTGTTAGTTTGTGGAAAGCTGCTTCTCTGTAAACAGGGAAACCAACACGCATTGTAGCTCTGATAGCTAGCATGTTCTTTGTGAAATAATCACTATGAGAATCTGTTACCGCTAAATCGATACCTTGTCTCATAACAACATTACAAGCTTCACCGCCACCGAATTTACCAACAAGTACTGTACCTGCGGAAATTGCGGTTGTAGGAACTACTTTGAGTCCCCAAATTGAAGCGGCTGGACCAGCGCCCATTCCACCAGCTGCTACGAAAAGTGGTGACTTTTCTGCATATCCAGCGGATGAAGTTCCAGCGAAATCAGCACCAACTGATGTGACAATGTCATTCCAGTCATTAGGGTGCATAATGATTGCGTCTGGCTCTGTGAATGCGTTTACTCTGATGTCTGTGATTGCACCATAAAGTGCACCAATTTTACCAAGAGTTCCTGCATAGGAGCTAAAGTCTGTGCTTCCAACTGATGATTTACCAGCGTCCAAGATACCTTCTAAGTTAGGAGCAGTTCCATCTCCGGAAAGGAGTTGGCTGTCCAAACGAAGACGAATCATTGTTTGAAGTCTGCTGTTAATGTATCCTTGGATACCAGCTTCGTCTGCGATTAATTCATCAGTAACTGGGATAAATATACCCAATTTACGGATAGCTTCTGTTTGCTCTGTGAAAGCCAAAGCTGCTTCACCAACAGCAGAACCTTCAGCTGCTTCAGCAGCATTGTTTGTGAAGGTAGTTTCTTCTAAATATGAGAAACTGTTTTGGTCTGTGTTGATTACATCAAATAATGATATAACAGCATTTGGGTCTCTAAGAGCTGATTCTAGAATCCCCGGTTGTCTTAAAACCTCTGGTGGATAACCAGTTGTGGTTAAAGTTGTTTTTGTCTCAATTTTTGAGTCAACACCTTTTACACCACTACCTACATAATTTTTGTAAGCATCGGATTCAGTAAAAAGCTGCCCAACAGTTTTAACTTCTGCTTCGTTAGAAGCTAAAGGCATTTCTGCAACTGGTTTTGAATCTTCTTCAAGAGCTTTTTCATTGGAAAGTTTTTTCTTCTCAATGTTAAGGTCTTCAACTAATTCAGCAAGTTCGTCATTTCTTGACTTGATTTCCTCTTTTTGTTCAGAGGTGTACTTGCCGTCTGTATCGGATTCAAAAACAGATTTTAATTCTGCTCTTTTGGCAGCAATTTTATCCATGAGTTCGTTTTGATTACTCATTCTTAGATTTCTCCAATCTATAATTGCTTATACTTCTTCTATTTCTTCGACTAAAGACTCAGCAATTAATTGTTGAGCCCTTACCCACTCAGCGTCAAATTCTTCGTCAGAGGAATCAGTGTTATCTTCTGGAGTATCTTCTTCAGCAGCTTCATCTTCCGGTTCTTCAACAGCAGGTTCCTCTGCTGGTGCTTCTTCCTCAGTAACTTCTTCAGCTTCTGTTTCAACATCAATAGTATCAGTTGAAGCCTCAGCTACCTCTTCTGTTTCAGCTGGTTCATCTTCCACAAGTTCTTCTTCTACTTCTAACTCCAAAGCACCCTCAGTACCGACAGTTCCGATGAACTCATCAATTTCGGTCCAAGCATCGTTCAAGTCGTCTGCGACTGCACGAAGTGCTTCGGTGGCTTTAACGCCTAATTTTCTCCCATCTTCGCTTCTGAGCATAGAAATAGCCTTTGCTCTAGCGACTAAGTCATCCAATGCAGCAAGCACATCTTTGACTTCTTCAGAGAAAGACTTGCTGTCTTCCTGTGAAATTTCTAAATCTTCGTCTGACTTTTTCTCGTCATCGTATTCTTTCATACAGTTACCTCCACTACCATATTTACACTCGCCTTTTCCTTTAGCATCAGACTTCTTATTGTCTTTAGCACAAGGACCACCTTCGTGATATTTGCAAGCTTTCATTTCTTCTTCATCATCTCCATACTTAGCTGCTTTACCTTCGCATTCTCCACAGCACTCATCTACAGAACCTTCTTCTGGGTCAGCAACTTTTGCTACTTCTTTTAGAAGTTCAGTATTTGATTTGATTGCTAATGTGTATGTATCTTGGTTTGCACCAACTAATACAGGAGAGACTTCGTATACAGTAAGGTCTTTTAGATATCTAGCGTTTGTATCTTCTCCGCCTTTATCTTTTGCCTTACCAAAATCTGAATCGTTAACTTTATAGCCGAATGACCATTGTTGCATGTCGCCCATATTCTTAACTAAGTTGTAAGCTTCTTTACCGGACTCAGTGTCCATAAAGAACTCACCTTTGAACACTGCTTTATCATCGTCTTGAGCAATTGTTCCTTTTCCAATAGGCATATCCCATTTGTGTGACCATACCATTGGAACTTGGTTATTTTTAAAACCAGATTTGACAGCTCCCGGCATAACAACATCCCCGTCACTGTCAAGGGAATTGAATATGCTGAAAACTGCTTCTACTTGACCAGAGTCATCTTTCAACTCTATATCAATATTTTTAGATTCGTTGTTCATACATCCTTCAATCTTAAATTATATAATAGATTATTCAGATGTGCGTCTTTACTATTGTATATTAAGATTGTTAAATTGGGTTTTTTATTATCTAAAGTCTGATATTATTCTTAGCTTTGAAATTGGCATTGTGACTTTTCTATCAGTTTTTTGATGGTCGCCATTGTCTAAACGAGCCCACACTTGCATTGTCGCTTCTTTGTCGGCAGAGTTCACTGAAGTAACTATACCATGTACAACTGATGGTGGGTCTGGGTCTTTATTTATAGACCATGAAACTGCTTGACCTACTCTTACTGATTCTGCTTTATTACCAGCACTTTTAGAAGATAAAGGATGTGAACTTGGAAGTAAGTCTTGGTCATAAGGTTTTCTTCTAAACTTACCTGTTCTCAATGCTCTCAAAAACCCGTTAACTCTGGCCATCGCCCACTGGTCAGCTGATGTAACATTACCTCTAACTGAACCCGGTGATGTTCTGTAAGCACCAACACCTCTTCTAAACACTGCTGATAGCATTCTTAAAGTAGCTCTGTGCTTAGGATTTTTAGCATTATGGTCTTCTACTTTTTTCTGTAAAGCTTTTCTTACTCTTGCAGATAATTGTTTCATCAAAATATCTTCAGCCATATCAAGAGATTTTTTTCTGCGTTCTCTAACAACTTTTTTATAATCATTAACAACTGACTTCATTTGTGAAACACCACCGGCAGTAACACCGCCCCATTTCATAACAGCAATAATGCCGTTAAGTCTATTGTTTTTCTTGTGACGATTCATAAAGCGTTCTCTTCTCTTAACCCAGTTAAGAACTGATTCGCTTCTATCTCCACCTTTATAAGCTGTCCATTTATTAAAAGCGTCATTACCAGTAAATGAAGTAGGAGGATTACCACCAGTACCGGCTCTTCTCCAAATCTCTGGCCAATTTTCTTTTAGGTCTTTAACATAGGCATAGCTAGGAAATTGTGGGTGTTGTGAGTTTGATAAACTTATTTTTTGGTTATCACCGCTTCTAGGAAAATTAGTGTCGTCTTTTGCTTTTTCTTCGGGACTATGTAGCTTATCCCCTTTTTCGTACATTACTTCTGCTTCTTCTAGAGATACTTTAAGTTCTTCTATATCTCCGTCTTTTTTAGGTTTATGGACTGCGTCTAAATAATCTTGATGTGTAGCGCAAGCCATGTAAAATTTATCTCCATCTACTTCAATGTAGTGTGTACCTTCACAACCTAATTCCTTAGCTCTTTCTTGGGCTTCTTCAATAGTTGTGTAAGTATCTTTCATCAGAGCAGCTGGTTCTTTTTTATTATTTAAAAAGTTTTCTGCTTCACCTCTTGAGTCAAAGCATTTTATTATTTCACCATCTTCGTGACTTATAACACAGAAAGCACCATTAGGCATTTCTGCAATATACTTCTCTTCATTCAAGTAAGTAGGAGTTAAAACTACTTCATCTTCTCTCTCTACCTCTGGAGGTAAACCAATAGTTGTCAATGTTGCTTTAGACTCATCATCTTCGTTATTGTTATCAGCCGGTGCAGGTTCTTCGTTAGCTCCGTCGTTAAGAAGTGGACTACCATCTTCTGTAACTTGAATCATG